AGTTGATGCCGCAACAACCAATACTGCTAGTAAAATTGTTGCTCGTGATGCAAACGGTGACTTTGCCGCAAGAAACATCACAGCCACATTGATTGGTAACAGTACTGGTACACACACTGGTACAGCAACTGGTCTAGCAGGTACACCAAACATCACAGTTGGTACAATTACATCTGGCGCTATTGCGGCAACCGGTAGTATCACAGCAACTGGTGAAATTACAGCTTACTTCTCCGACGAAAGATTGAAGACAGACATCAATCCAATCGAAGGCGCACTAGACAAGGTTATGGCAATCGGTGGTTACACCTACAAGGCCAATGATCTAGCTCATGAGTTAGGCGTAGAGCGTTTTGACAACCAAATTGGTTTACTTGCTCAAGAAGTTGAAGCAGTAATGCCAGAATTGGTAACTGAGTCAGGCTTGCGTGGTTACAAGACCATTCGCTATGACAAGGTAGTATCAGTGCTAGTTCAAGCGATCAAAGAGCAACAAGCAATGATTGCAGAACTACAGGGACTTGTAAAGAAGACTTTACACTAAGATCAGGTAAGCAAAGGAGATAAAAATATGGCAGTCCTTCCAGCAACCGGATCGGCAATTACTTTTAGTAATGTTCGTAAAGGATATAGTAACTCTGCACCAGGTGCAGGATCAAACATATCCCTTCGTGGCACGCTTGGCGGTCACCTAAGTATTACCTCAGGCGCAGTTAGCCTTAGTTCAACTTTTGGTGGTCGTACAACTCCATACGCTACATAATAGTTTATGTACGCAACGGAAAAGGGGCTTCGGCCCCTTTTCTTTTGGATAAAATTTGCAATTCAAATCTGATACATATATCATAATAGGAGGGAGTTACTGTGCCACCACTTCAACAAAATCAGATTTTGCACAATGCAAGATCTATTCTAAGCCAAGTTCCATATCGAACTAATTTTGAACGCGAAAATTTTCTATTCTCAAATCAAGAAGGACCAAGATTCCTAATTGCGTTGTGTAGAGACATTGAATTTTTAAATGTCGAATATGCCAAATCAATGAATGAACTGGAGAAGGCTGCAATTTTAGCAGAAATGAACATTATTTCAGCCAAGATTGAAGAAGTCAAAGCAACTATTGGTGATGACATTACTAAAGCCATCGAAGACGCTGAACCCCAATATTGGGTAGAAGAACTATCTCGTCGAGCCGCAGTAGAAGCATTGGTGCAAAAAACCACTCCAGAAAATATGGGACAAATGTTAAAGCTTCCGGCCGAACTCTACGAAGAAGCTATTACAAAATGCCAGTATTTCTTAAATGTTATCAGCAAAGTAACAAGGCAAGCAGAGCGCAAGGCAAATTTATCAAATGTGCCTAGTTCAACAGTTGAATAAATTTAAACTGAGCAATGTTTAAAAAGAACTTATTTGATAGATACAGCTCACCAACCAAGTTAAGTGAGCAGGTAGTAATATGTGTACCAACCAATGGTCTGGTACATGCCGAATTTACTTTTTGCCTTATAAACGCAATTCGTTATACCGAAGCTCAGGGCATTCCGGTTGTTGTTGATATGGACGCTGGTACGGTATTAAGTAACCAGCGTCAGGTTCTGTTAGATACTGCTATCAGTAAACATCGGGCAGATCATATTATGTGGTTTGACAGTGATATGACTTTTCCTGAAGATACTATAGTCAGACTGCTTGAGCATAAAAAAGATGTTGTATGTGCCACTTACTCCAAGAGGGTGCCGCCTTTTCATCCTACTGCCTTTTACAATATTGATCCAGTTGAGCCCGTTGATACTTCGGGTCGAGAGTTAATTAGAATAAATTATACAGGTATGGGATGCTTGCTACTCAAGGCAGCAATCATTGATCATATGCCTAGTCCACATTTTCCTTTAGTCTGGCACCCACCTACTTCGACATGGCAAGGGGAAGACATGGGATTTTGTCAACTGTTGACTAGCAACGACATTGAAATCTGGTGCGATTTAGATCTCAGTCACTCAGTGGGTCATTTAGGTGTACAAGAGTTTTATGTGAATCAGGCAAGCTGACAAAAAAAGCACACCATCGGTTGATTTTTTTTAAGTTTACGCTGGCTGATATGTGATATTCAGGGTAAGTAGGGTCATTGATAATTGTTCTAAACATGGCCCCATCAAGCACAGTACTTTTCACCAATGACTTTTTCAATTCAATATCGCCGGTGATGCTATACACCAAAGGATGATTCCACTGAGAGTCTAAAATCATTTTTCTTAGCTCTAGGTACCATCTTTCTGTATAGCAAACTGATTCTTTATAAAGTTTGTTCAACCATGGATTGTTCAACCATGGTCGCCAGCAGTGATAAAATTCAAGTTGGCGATGCGGCCCGTTATAACTAATTGGTAGCTGGCGCTCGGGTTTAACTAGCCTTATCATCACGCAATAACCCTTCTAGCGCATTTTTAAATCCGCGACTACTAAACATCTTGGCTGTGTTTCGATGCAATGGCTGCGGCCAACGCCATAGATCAACCCAGCAGTAGCCTGAACTTTCATGGTCTAGTGTTGGAATAAATTCATCTTTGCACAAAATTAGATAGCTTACATGTCTAAATCTGTTATCTCGACTGGTAAAAGTATAAACATGACTCATGGCCACGGTGTCTGGTACTCCTGGATACCCAAGTTCTTCACAAAGCTCTCGCTTGAGACCATTGAGATCACCTTCGTTGGAATTGAGTTTTCCACCCCATAGGCCCCAAGACAGTCCATAAGACTCTTCCGGGCTTCTTAGTTGCATTAGTACTCGTTGAGTACTTTGACTGATGATTAAGGCTCCAACTGCTCGCATGATCTAGTAGTTAGTTAACAATTCTCCAGTAGCCGTGATCAAAAATGCCTTCGACTGCAACCGACCAGTCATTGCCATCAAAGAACAATTTTTTCATGGTGTTTGCGTTCACAGTATAGGCTGTACCGTTTACTGCACTGGCATCAAAGCTCACTACCCAATTTGAACCATTGTATTCAATAATGTCATTGGCTTCTGCAATCACATTACCCCAAAAGCCGTTTTGTGGTACGCTGTCAATGATCAAGTATCGTTGTCCACTAGCGACCGTAGGAATAGTTCCGTCGCCGGGCTTTCCTCTAGTAGGATCAATTACACCATTGACCATACCAATGGTGTTGGTTGGTAAAGTGGAATTATCCATTTCGTAACTTAACACATTGGGGTTTCCTTCAACCTGAGTAACCTTTAACAACACCTCTTGCGGATCATCAATGCTGCCTAGTTTAAGTCGTATCTCAGTGATACCATCATTGATACCGCCATAGTTATCAAAGTGTGATTTCCAACTTAGATTCTCACCAGTCTCTGGATCAATAATAGTGTTGTCTTTGTTTAACAACTGAACATAATCGCCAGTAACTCGTATGTGTCTGTCTTTGAATGTAATCCATTGACGACTCTGAAAATTACTGTTGATGATGATATCATCAATAAATCCAAAGTCTGCACCAACATTGTTTAAGATGCTGTGAATGAGAACCTGTCTCTTTACTTTAGCAGGCGGAGTTAGAAAAATAGGCAATTGGAAAATTAAGCTGGCAACATCAATGATGTCGTCAGTTCCTTGTGGAATTGCTCTGGCTGTCCATGTGATGTTAATTAATTCTACCACTGCTAAACTAGTCCAGTCGTAGGGATTTTGACTGCTCTGAAGATTAACACTTGGATTGAATAGCAAAAGTATTTGTTCAAGTAACTGCAACTTTTGCTCAGTGTTACTGGTCCATACATCCACATTAATTGTCAAGTCGTATGGAATAGGAGCATGTCTATCAAGCGTATATGTTTCGCCAACCTTGTCTTGGTAAGTGCTAGTGGTATCGTCGTAGAGCTTTTCATATATTTGAACAGATTCTTGATAAGTTGGAGACATTCGGCGTTCGGCGTTAGGTAATAACTCAGAAATATAACAGCTAATTGCCGGTACGCTTAGAATAGTGTTTTCGCTGTTTTTGCGTAAAATGTGCTGACTCATGCGTGTTGTGTCACCGTAGCGCACAGGAACCTGATGGTAGTGATCAGCACCAGTACCATCCTTGCCCATCTTCACACTGAATCCGCTAAACAAGCGCATGAACTGAAGCAACCATCTGCGAATTTGTTGATCGTAAAAATATTGTTGACTCATTAGTTGTCGGCCTTAGGTTTTGGTTTAGTGAATACTTGACTCAGCGGCTGGTTGCTTGGTACTGTGGAGATGTCAGTACCAAAACCGTTGGCAGTTGTATTTGCTGGATTTTGAATAAAGCTACCGGCATTGACAGTATTGGCTCGCCAGTCATTAATTTCAACATCAAGAACTCTGTGCCATCTTGTTCCGCGATAAGCAAATAGTCGATTGGGAGTAAAGTCAACGCGAATAAACAAATCTCCTTGATTGGGCTGACTGGGAAATGTTAACCCTGTTGGTACATCAGTGGTATCACCGCGAGCTGCTGCCAATTCTCTGGTCATTACAGTATTGTCACTGATACCGCCTGTTTGCATCACATTGATAGCCGGAGTAAAAGTAGGCTCGGTGGGAGAATTGTTTGGATAGCCAGCAGGATAACCTACACCTGGTGTAAACGACTCTGCACTTGCAAGTATGGCGTTGTCAATTTTAATTTCGGTTTGATAAGTGCTCAGGGCATTCTTTAAACTGTCAGCATCTTCAGGATCACCTAAGATACTGCGGTATTCTTGTGCATCATTGATTGGCGATACTTTAATACGCCACAGGTGCGGCCACCATGTTGGGCCAAAACCTTCTGCGGCACGGCTTGCATCTTGCACAGCATAAAATTTGTTAATGCTTTTGGCTGTAGCGTCAAGCAGTAAATCATCATTGAGGTGAGGAACTTCTATAACATCTCCGGCCATGAGTTTTCGACCCAATCTTTCTACCATTTCATTGGTGTGAAAAGTAATAAACAAAGTGTCAGCATTTAAAAACAATCCAAATTGGCTAAGATCAAAGTCTTGATCCGTGACATTATAAGTGCCGCGTAATTCGTAAATGGTTGTGTCGTACACGCGGTCTCGGTTTTCCATAAACAGCAGGTCCTGCATATCTAGCTCACTAAGTTGGTCCTGCTCAGATAATTTTGGTCTAGCAGGATCACTTCCATCTTCAACGGCAGCAGGTCCAAGATACTTATGGACCAAAAAAGAAGTTCCGCCCGCACCAACAGCTTCTCGGATCACACGATCCTGATAAAAGTAGTCCTTAGTTTTAGCGTTCTTCCAAAGCGATAATTTTGGCATATTTGATCCTCAAGCTATTTACCGTATCCTTTTGCTTGACAGCGTGACTGGAAGAAGCTATAATAGTCATATTGGATACATACTCCTAGGAGAGAACCATGGCACTAGCAACTAAATCTAAAGCACCTGTTAAGAGGGCCAAAAAGCCCATTGCCCGCAGTACTAGAACTGCACCTGCTACCAAATACATGGCAGATGGCAAAACCAAGCTTCGGGCAATTAAAAGCATTGATGTAAAATACCTAGGAGATGAACCTTCTTGGGAGAACCAAGATTCTTGGACCACAGAAGAGCTGAACTCGCGCTTAGGGCGAGCATTCAACTGGTACAATTACAATTGTGATGGCAAAGATGCTCGCGAGTTCTTTGAGGATTGGTGCGCTATAACTCCGGGCTATGAGGAATATCCAAAAAAGTTTAAACCACTGGCAGATTGGCACCTTGGCTCTACACTGGGCTACCGTTGCAGGATGTTCATGGCCGGACTTAAGGTAAAGGATCCGGAAAAAGATCTGGCATTTATTAATAAGCGCATTTCAGAGTGCGAAGAAATGCTGACAAAGCAAAAGCCTGCAAAGACAGAGCCGTCAGCTACTGAAGTAGAAGCAAAGAAAGAAACCATTCAGGACCGCCTGCGTGAAAAGTTTAGTGAAGTAGTAGGTGAGATTGAAGGAGCCATTGACGATTACTTTGACAGCAAGAAGGAGTTTGACACTTACAAATTCTTGCAAGCGTCGGGCCTACCAGCACAGTTTGCCGCAAAGATCCCAGAAATCTATGAGCGTCACATTGCTGAGCTAGAAGAATATCTTGAAGGCAAGTGCCCTCAATTGCTCGAAGGATACAAGCACCTTGGCAAGCGAGGTGCCAAGGACGCAATCAAGTTTTACCAGAGTATCATTGACGGTGCTAATGCATACAAGACTGCAAAAATTGCAACCCGTGCCAAGCCCAAGCGCAAGCCTGTGTCACCAGAAAAGCTGGTAAGAAATCTCAAGTACCTCAAGGAGTTTCCAGCACTCAAGCTTAACAGCATTGATCCACGAGACATTATTGGTTGCACAGAGCTTTGGGTCTACAACACCAAGACACGCAAGCTAGGCAGATTCCATGCCAACACACACGGCGACATGGTAATCACTAGCCTTGGTGTTAAGGGCAGTGGTATCACTGGATTTAGCGAAACGCTAAGTGTCTGTAAAACTCTACGCAAGCCGCAGGAAGTTCTAGATAAGTTTAAGATCTCTGGAAAGCCACAGCTACGCAAGTTTATGGACCCTATTAAGAGCGTAGAAACCAAGCTAAAAGCCCGTATTAGTCCAGAAACCATACTACTCCGCGCTGTCAAGTAAGTTTTGCTTGGGTGTCTCCGGTAAATAGTATCGGAGACACCACATGGCAGATACTACTCAAAGAAACAAAGCTCAAAAGTTCATCGAACTAAGCCTCGGCGGAGGCATGGTAGATGTTGAGCTTGATAAAGAGCACTATGATATGGCTATTGACAAAGCCGTGTCTAAATACCGTCAGCGCAGTAGTCGCGCAGTTGAAGAAAGTTTTATGGTTCTAACATTAGAACCCGAAGTCAATGAATATGTTCTTCCTGACGAAGTTATCGAAGTTAGAAATGTCTATAGACAAAACAGCGGCGGCGTAAGCTCAGGTGGTTCAGGTGCAACTGGCTTTGATCCGTTTGAAGCTGGTTACTTGAACATGTACTTGTTGAGTTATGCCAAAGCAGGTCGCGCAACAACCTTTGAATTGTATATGGGGCATCGCGAATTGTTAGCCACAATGTTTGGTGCCTATGTGACTTATAATTTTTCAAATACATCAAAAAGATTGTCCTTGCACAGACGATTTAACTCTGAAGAGCAGGTTATTATCCATACCTACAATTATAGACCAGACGAGGAGTTGTTGGCTGATACCAGCTCTGCGCCATGGATCAAAGACTATGCACTAGCCCATGCAAAAATGATGCTGGGTCAAGCTCGTAGCAAGTTTGCTCAGTTGGCCGGACCGCAAGGTGGAGTGCAACTCAACGGAGCCGACTTGATCACACAAGCACAGGCTGAGATAGAAAAGCTCGAAGAAGATCTCAAAACCTATGCTGAAGGTGGAACGCCGTTGGGCTTCATATTTGGATGATTGGTAACTTGACATTGTACTAGCTTTTTTGCTAATATAGTACATGACAAAACAAATCATTGGTGTATGCGGTTTCATAGGTTCTGGCAAAGACACCGCCGCAGACTATCTAGTAAACTTCCATGAGTTCCGCAGAGACTCATTTGCCGCTACCCTCAAAGACGCAGTTGCCGCAGTATTTGGTTGGGACAGGGAACTCCTAGAAGGGCGTACCAAAGAAGCTCGAGAGTGGCGAGAGCAAGTAGACCCGTGGTGGGCTAAAAGGCTTGCTATGCCTGAACTAACTCCGCGCTGGGTATTGCAATATTGGGGTACAGAAGTGTGTCGTCGTAGCTTCCACGATGATATTTGGATTGCCAGTTTAGAAGCCCGCTTGCGTAACAGCAAAGACAATATTGTTATCAGTGATTGCCGATTTCCAAATGAAATTCGTGCCATCAAAGAAGCTGGCGGAAAGGTAATTTGGGTACAGCGCGGTGAGTTACCAAGTTGGCACATTATGGCAGCTAACGCCAATAAAGGTGACGCAGTTGCCGCTGCCAAGCTAAAACAGTTAGGTATTCATGCCAGCGAAACAGCCTGGGTAGGTACAAACTTTGATTATGTTATTGATAACAACGACAGCATTGACCAGCTGTATTTGCAGTTAAAAGCGGTTGTCCAGTAAAAAGCAAATTTGACATATTTCAATAAATAGGTCCTCTTTTACCGTAATCTGCTAAATATCTTCAAGAAGGGTACGAAAATCCCTTAGAATGAATACGGAGATATTTATATGGCTCAGCTAGTTTCCCCAGGCGTAAGTGTTAGCGTCATCGATGAAAGCGCATACGCATCAGCTGGCAACGGAACGGTTCCTGTTATTGTTTTAGCAACTAGACAAGGCAAGACAGCACCTGACGGTTCAACAGCACTTTACACCACAGCACCTTATGCTAAAAAGCCTTTGCTAATCACTAGTCAAAGAGAATTGGCACAATTATACGGTGAACCAGAGTTTACCATTGTTGATGGTACACCAATTCACGGACACGAACTCAACGAATATGGTTTGTTAGCGGCATACTACTACCTAGGTATTGCCAATCGCGCAATCTTAGTCCGCGCAGACCTAAAAATGGAAGAATTGGAGCCAAGCGAAACTGCTCCAGCAGGTCCTCCTACAAACAATCAATATTGGGTAGAAAGCGATGTAACATCATGGGGTATTTTTGAATACTCTGGTACTGCTTGGGTTTCTAAAGCAGTGACAGTATCCAATGGTGTTCCAGGGGCCAGTACTGGTAGTGTTGGTCAATACGCAGTCGATGCTTCAAATGCACTATTTGAGTTTTATAAAAAAACAGGTGCATCAACTTGGACAAAGGTCACTTCAGGCGACCTATCTCAAACTGTTAATGTTGCTCCACACTACAATGTACCAACAGGTGCAGTAGCTGGTGATGTATGGTTTAAGACAACAACTCCTAATGCAGGTTTCAACATCAAGCTGAAGAAGTACAATGCAACAACTGAAAGCTGGACTGTGCAGGCCATTGGCCCAGGTAAAGTTGACATGTTGGTTGCCTATGAAGATAATGCAACAGCAACAACAGCATTTGGAACAGGACTAAACACCAACGATATCTATATCCAAACAGCAGATCCAAATGTTGCTGCCTTTACAATCAAGCGTTATACAGGTAGTGCTTGGATTAGC